CTTTTATAATAGAGCAGGGAGCAACAACAAATTTTCAAATCAATTGGACCGATGCAAGTGGGTCTGCGGTTGATTTAACTGGATATCATGCCCGAATGCAATTAAGAACGGATTATAATTCTGCACCATTGATATCACTATCATCATCTTTAAAGGCTGATAATACGGGAATCAATTTAAGTGGTTCTAATTTCATAACTCCATTGGCAAGTGGTTCAATTGGGGTATATATTTCTGCAGCATCATCATCCGCATTAGATTTTGGTGAAGCCCTTTACGATTTAGAATTGGTAAGAGGTAATGAAGTTACACGATTATTAGAAGGAAAGATTAAATTATCTAAAAACGTAACGAAATAATGGTAGTTGAATTAAAAAATAATGTAACAGCAGTAACTGTTGAAGTTCCTAAAACAAATGTGGGTATTACTAATCCATCAATAGAAGTAAATATTCAAACATCAAATCCTATTGTGGAGGTTTCACAGGTTGGTTTAGTTGGACCTGCATATACACCACCATTTTATTTTTCAAATTCAAAAAGTATATCTCAAAATTTGATTATAGGTGGTAATATTAACGCACTTTTAGTTGGTGATGTATCTGTTGAAAATGGTTATATGTTGGAAGTTGGAGAAGAAACTGATTTAATAATTATATAAAATAAATAGAAAGATGAGCACATTAAAGGTAAATAATATTGTTGCATATAGTGGTACGCATGTAAGTGGTACATTTTCCGGAGTTTTTAGCGGAAGTTTTAATAGTAATAGAATAGATGCATTAGAAGCATTTAGTTCTTCATTGGATAACACATTTGCAACCGATTTGGTAGTTAATTCATTAAGTGGAGCTTTTAATTCATTCACTGCAGCATTAGATAATACATACGCAACCGATGCACAATTATTTCCAATATTACAAGCAACTCGTTCTATTGAATTAACTACTGGTTCTTTAATTGGAATAACAAACGGATTGATGGCATTTACGGCAGCATTGGATAACACTTACGCAACCGATGCGCAATTACTTCCAATATTACAGGCAACCGCATCATTAAATACATACACTGGTTCTAACGATAGTGTTGTAGCAAGAATATTGCAAACAACCGCATCTCTAAACTCAAAGACAGGTTCATACGCAACAACTGGTTCAAATGTATTTAGCGGTTCACAATATATAAGTGGTTCAGTATATGTAAGTGGTGGATTAGATATTAAAAATAATGGATACTCTTGGAGTTTCGATTCGGATGGTAAGACTAGAATACCAAACATTACTTTCAATTCAGACAGAGGAACTGGTATGGTTGGTATTAAACCTGTGGCGGGTAGAGAATTTCAAATTGAAACATCAACTGCGGTTAGTAGTGCAGGTCCTTGGGTTTTTGGATTAGATGGTACTTTAAGTGCACCTAATGGAGCTAATATATTAAGAGTTGGTAATTTAGTAACAACCGGTTCAAATCAATTTAATGGTAATCAAACTATAACAGGTTCTCTTATTCACGGATTAGAGGGAAATCTAGCAACCGGAGACCAATCACATGCTGAAGGAAGTATTACTAAAGCAATAGGAAACTACTCACATGCCGAAGGAGATTTTACACAAGCAAAAGGAGATTACTCACATGCTGAAGGTCAAGAAACAATAGCATCCGGTTCATATTCACATGCCGAAGGTTATCAAACAATAGCATTAGGTCAAAGACAACACGTAACAGGTCAATATAATTTTGTATCACCCGTACAATCCGCTTTTATTGTAGGTAATGGAATTGATGACAGTAATAGAAGTAATCTTATATACGCAGCAGAAAATGCAGTGGAGATAACTGGTTCATTAAACGTAAGTGGTTCATCATCATTTACTGGTTCGGTAAATATTACAGGTAGTTTGAATATTAATAATGTTATTAAACTAACGCCGGTAACAAACTTCCCAACCGGACAAGCTGGAATGTTAGTAGCATCAGCATCGTATGGTAAAACAAATTTATATGTGTATGATGGTTCTGATTGGAAATGGTTAGTGACCGGTTCAATAGCATAATTTTACATAATCCGATTCTAAACACTATTCTTTTGATTCTTAATATTTATAGGTAACGATTAAAATAAGTACTTATAATGGCATTAGAAACATTAATATATCCTGGTTCATCTTCGTTCTTTCCGGGACAAACTCCCTTTGGAATCTACGATGATGATTATGTATTCCAAGAAGAAGCTCCTAGAGTAGCACTTTGGTGTGCTAGAAGATTAGGTTTCCCTATTCAAAACGTAGAATTAATAGATGAAAACTTCTATGCATGTTTTGAAGAATCGGTATCCGAATATGGAGCACAGGTAAATCAGTTCAATATTCGTAACAATTTAGATTCTCTTAAGGGAAAATCAAAATCAACAAATCTTACAAGCAAATTAGTTCAAGGTTCAAATTTACCAAATCTAATAGCAATTTCCGATGCGTATGGTACATTGGCCGGAGTTGGTGGAAATACTGACATTAAGAAAGGATTTATTGAATTAGTACCGGGTCAGCAAGAATATAATTTAGATACATTATGGGCAGCTGTTTCTGAAAGTGGAAAACGTATAGAAATAGTTAAGGTATTCCAAGAACCAACACCGGCAATTAATAGATTCTTTGACCCTTATTCAGTAAGTGGACAAGGTACGTTAAACTTGATTGATGAATTTGGATTTGGTTCGTATTCACCAGCGGCTCAATTTGTGTTAATGCCGATGTTTGAAGACCTTCTTAGAATACAAGCTATTGAATTTAATGACCAATTCAGAAAATCGGCATTTACATTTAATATTGTAAATAATAAAATTAGAGTATTCCCAATGCCAACTTCTCAAAATGTAAATCTTTATGGAAAATTATATTTTGATTACTATGTAAAAGATGAATTTACTGAAAACTCTACAACGGTAACACCAAATGTAATTTCTGATTATTCGGATATTCCTTATAATTTTATGGAGTATAGTGGAATCAATGATGTGGGTAAGCAGTGGATTAGAAAATACACCCTAGCATTAGTTAAAGAATTATTAGGAGCTGTAAGAGAAAAATATTCACAAATTCCAATTCCTGGTTCTGAAGTTAGTTTGGATGGAGCTGCATTAAGGAGTGAAGCTCAGACGGAGAAAGAAGCACTAATGACTCAATTAAGAGAAACATTAGAAGAACTAAGTAGAAAGATACAATTTGAAAACCGAAACAATGAAGCTAATCAACATCAAGAAATGTTGAGAAAAGTTCCATTGGCAATATACATAGGATAATATGGCAAGATTTACTTTATCAAGAGATATAAAATTCTTTGAAGGTATATCCAGAGAATTAGTAGATGTAGTAATCGAAACCGCTGTGGTGCTATATAAACTTGTCATAGAGGATAGTAAAACAAATCTTTATGGAGAATCCCTAAACAAAACATATTATCAGGGTGTACAAACAACAGCAATGATTGAAAGAGAACCTGGTACAAGTGAATATGAAGGATTTGGTGCAGATAAATCTCAAAATGTTGAATTCCGTTTTAACCGATTTACATTAAAAGATACTGGATTTTATCCTGAAATTGGTGATATTATATTCCACAACGATGGATATTTTGAAATTGATAATGTTAGAGAAGACCAAATGGTAGGTGGACAAGTTGATAATAAATTTTCAATTATTTGTTCAACATTTATGACTAGAAGAAGTTCTATACAAACTGAAATGAGGGTAATATAATGGATAAAAGAGAAACAAATAGAGCCAAACAATTACCAATAGATAAAGAGTATATAAAAGGAGTATCTTTAATTGATATAGATACTACTATTGCAGAATACATGTCTGATGTTATTATTCCGGATTTAGAAGAAAACGGAAATATATTGAAAGCACCATTAATATATGGAAATGCGGAAAGATGGGCTGGTGCTAGAAAAGAAGGATATCTAAGAGATGCAAGAGGTAGAATACAAACACCATTGGTAATGTTTAAAAGAAACTCTATTGAGAGGAACTCAACATTACAGCATTTTAAAGAACAATTGGCAATGCCTGCTGTAAGAAAATATTCACCAAAAAATAGATACGAAAGATTTAATTTACAAAGTGGTGTTGCT